GTCTTTAGCATGTCAAAATTACCTAAATTAACCACATTTTTCGCTTCTTCTGAATTTTGAATGGCTTGCACAATAGATTCCGCTTCCTCCTTATTCACGCAAGCCAAACGAAATATCCACGCATCAATCGATTCCGCCACTTTCCAATAAGACTTTTTGAAAAAACCAGCAGCGGGGTCGTTTGTTGCTCCTCCAAATGGTTCCGAGCAATTTGCGTCACATGTGCTAAACTCCTCTGTGTAACAATATGGCCATTCGCTCCTTTCACTCGGAAACATGCGTTCCACATTTATGCCAGTTGTTCGAATGCTTGTTGGATGGACATAAAATAACATATTTACGCCGACAATCGCGAACATGATTGTTTGGATGAACAAACCGAACACGTCTTCTCCAAAAGTCTTCCATGCATCCATGGCAATGACATCTCCGGCGGTGACCTTTTTTTGATCGGGGAATTTGTCTGTTCCGTCCTCTGTGGCATCCTTGGCTTTGTTAAACAATCCTCCCAATCCACCGCCACTTTCTTCCTTTTCCTCGTCTTGTTTTTCTTCTGTCGTTGCTGCCTCTTTTTCTGGCTCTATCTCTGACATATTAATTCACGCACTTGGTTAACTAATATATGCATATTAAAAAATAAAATGAATCTTCCTTCCTCCCTCTCTTCCTGCGTTTTTATCATCGTGCATACATTAAACCGCAGTTTCCTGACATAAATGTGAGAACATTGTATCTCTCTTCTATCAAGTGCATGTCATATGTGTATGTATAAATGTTCCAGGTTGGTTTATTAACGCCAATGGGTTCTTTTGTTATTGGATCGCATATGGTGAGCACTTGTGCAAAGGGATCGAGTGGAGGAAACACGGTGCTCAATTCCAATTCGATTTGTGTGAATTTGCTCATATTGATGGCGCCACTTGGCTGCATGTTAAAGGGGTCATTATTGATGCAAAAGTTGTAACAATATAATCCGGGTGGTGCACACCCATTGGTGCGAACATATTTTTCCACATAATTGTAGATTCCTGCATCAAATATGTTCTCTCTGTACTTCCCATTCAATGAGATTCCCATCGTGTTTAGAATCTCACGTTGATTCTCTGATTTAAAGTTTCCAGTGACATGAATGCCGGTGCGACGCAAATCACCGGGGTTTAACCCAGGCCCAATTCCAGCCCCGGGTCCATTTTTAGGCAAATCAGGAAATCCTGGTATTACCCATGCGCCGTCATCTTCTGCCGGCATGATATCATATGGCAAGTATCCATAGGGCCAGTTTGTGTAATTGCTCCACTCATTTCGTTGATTGATGTCACTGCGCTGAAAGTAAAACATCCAACTGGCAACCATCCCTTGTGAATTCTCCACTTTCACTTTTTTGTTGCCGGTGATGTTGGTGTATGTCCAATCATACACAGAACGAATCAAGTATTTCTGTTCATTTGCTGCAAACACCTTGGCTTCTTCATTTGAGAGAAAGCAATATGTCGAAATCATGTGAACATCCGCATTCCAGTCCGTGCGCCGTGTTGTAAATGACGCATCATTCAGTGAAATGTCGGGAGGTGGCTGCAAAAAACGAAAGAATTGATGTTCTGGCTTGTTAAAATCCGGTTGCACCGTTGGCCAATAGTTCTCCGCATCTGTAACATCTCGAATCGTAAATAACTCGCGCACCGGCCGAAAAATAACGTCTATTTGCAGCATGTTGTATTGCAAACACACCAATGGAAATGCCATTTTGCTATTTGTCGTAAACCACGCGTTGATTGGTATGTACAACTTACGACCACGTATCGATGGCTCCGCACCTTCTGCCGCAGAAGTGTAATAAGCATTTGGATACTGATTTACACGAGCTCCGGAGCAGCCGGGATTATTGAGTTCTGGGACGTGCCCGGTCATTTGATCATATTTTTCTTTCATTGCTTTGGTGAAATCGCGCTGTGCAAGCGCCAGGAGATACCCTCCGGTGAAGCGTTGCAATATTTGACCGCCGACAGAGATGGTTATTTCTTTGATCATTTGAGATCCGAGGTTTTCAATCCAACGAAATTCATATGGTGCCCACATGTCGTGTGGTGTGCGTGGTGGGAGAATGGGACTCCATATTGTAGGAATTGTGACACATATGTAAGAATCCATTAACAATTCAGCATAACGTGGCATATAAAAAGTGAATTTAGACTCTTCAGACATGCGAAGCTTACGCTGTCCATCAAAGTCAACTCTAAATTTTTGCATGCCAAAATTGGTGTATCTTCTGTACGTTGTTTTAAAAAAGGTCTTTTGCGGATTTGAATTCAATATGACATTTTGGTTGCCTGTCGCAACTAAATTTAGTAGACCTCCCGCCATTTTATATACATAATGTGATTATTTTAACTTTTTTTCAAATCTAATCTATCTATATCCCTATTATACAAAGATATCACTTCCACATGCGCCACGCATCCACTGAATTGAATTACAGCATGCTTGGCATGGCCATTTTGATTGTCGGGTTGTGGAAGTTTTTAAGCACTTCTAATGAGGTGGTTGCGGCTTCTGCCATCGAGTCATTTGCATCCGCATCCGCTTCATCTCCTGCCCCTTCATCCTCTGATGCCGTTGTTAGCGATGTTATTGCCAATGCAAAACGGTTGTTGGATTCTTCTCCTGCAACGTCATCTTCTGCTTCATCCTCCCTTGTGGAGAAACTTACATTTCCTTTTCCGGCGCATCAACCGGAGGAGGTAAAACCGGCGGCAGTGGTGAAAGAAGGTTTGGAGAATCCGGACGACAACCGTGTGAAAATAACCAACATCAATCTCACAGACAATCAGAGCAAGTTTAAACTGCGAGATTATTACATTAAAACCGCATACAATTGTTTCAATCCAAATAACTTCAAGAATGACAGTGTTAGCATCGACGCTGCAAAATATGTTATTAGCAGGGGATGCAGATGCCTTGATTTTGAGGTGTATTCTGTAAACAATGAACCCGTGATTGCAAGTTCATCTGTAAAATCATTTAATTACAAAGAAACATACAATCACATTCCTATGAGTGAAGCACTTGAAGTGATCGGTACATATGCATTCTCCAATTCAAAATGTCCAAATCCACAAGATCCACTGATCATTCACATCCGTTTTATGTCTGAAAACATAACAATGTATGACAATCTTGCAAAGGTGTTTGAAAATAGCAAACCAATTACGCCGCGATTATTGGGACCGCGGCATGGTAGAGAGAATCATCGGCGTGATTTGGGAGATATGAAGTTGTCAGATTTTGCGGGCAAGGTGATTATTGCAGTTGACTCAACAAACACGACATTCCGTTCAACGAAGTTTGTTGAATTTGTCAACATGTCTTCAAACACGATGTTTCTGGCAAAGAAGACATTTTATGAAGTCCGCAACATTGGAGATACTACTGCTTTCAAGGAAGCAAACAAGAAGTATATGTGCATTGTTCTCCCGGTGCGTTCTGGAAAACCAGTGAATGACACACCCGTTCCTGCAATGGACAGTTGGGGATGTCAAATGGTGGCAATGTGTTTTCAAGAGTCTGCACGGGATGATAAACTGAAAATGTATGAAGACAAGTTCAACTCAATCGGGTATGCTTTCATGTTGAAACCAGAAGAATTGCGTTATGTTCCCATCACCATATCTCCTCCCACACCAGCTGATCCCAAGAATTCATATGAAAAACGTCCATTTAGTGTTCCTGGTGGTGGTTTTACATTATAAACCAAATCTGCACATAAATACATAACTATGTCATTATACATTGACATCAACGCCGCGTGCTCTCACACATATGAATAATCATCCGCCATCCACGTTGTCATCATTGATGATGTTTCAAACAAGACAAAATAAATTAGTTGAAAAACTGACAATGAAAGCCATCCATTGTGAGTTGTCTATGATTGAAATTCGTGATTTGTTGGAATATGAAGAAAATCTTCAAACAATTATGAGAGTTGTTGCATCCATACAACATTGCAAAGAACATAAGGAATCGTTGTCTCTTGAAGACAAGTACCGCGGTGCCATTCTTCACAAGTTATTGCAAGAAGAGCTCACGCAATTAATGGAAAAAAACAATGAAATTAAGCAATATTTCGACAAGATGTGCGGTGGATTCGCATTCATAACCATGCAAGAATTGATTGAATGTGCGAAAAATCAGCAAGAAATCTTTTACGCTGGATTGTGACGCATATTAAATCTCAATAAATATACAAATGGATCCGAACACATTTGAAGAAAAAGAATTGGACATTCTGCGTAAAGCGGTGGATGTTGTGGAGAAAAAAAAAGGGAAGAATGTGATGAATGATCCAGAAATACAGAAGATTATTGGAATTGTTGAGAGATTCATTATTTCAAAAAAATTGGTCTGTTATGGAGGAACTGCAATAAATAACATTCTTCCGTCTGAGGATCAGTTTTATGACAAAGATATTGAGTTGCCGGACTATGATTTTTATTCTCCCAATGCGTTGAAGGATGCAAAGGAATTGGCTGATATTTATTATGATGCTGGGTATGAAGAGGTTGAAGCAAAGGCGGGTGTTCACATGGGCACATACAAGGTGTTTGTGAACTTCATGGGCATTGCTGACATTACGCAGATGGAGCCGACATTGTTCAAAACCATAAAAAAGTCATCTATTAATGTGAAAGGTGTTATGTATGCTCCTCCGAATTTTCTTCGCATGGCGATGTATTTGGAATTGTCGAGACCAAACGGAGATGTTTCGCGTTGGGAGAAGGTGCAGAAGCGTTTGATATTATTGAATAAAAATTATCCGTTAAAGGGAGAAAAGTGTGGAGATCATGAAGTGCAGCGCAATCTTGAAAATGATGCGGATGGTAACGGAGAAGAGTTGTATGACATTGTCAGAGAAACATTCATTCGTAACAAGCTTGTGTTTTTGGGTGGATACGCAAATGTGTTGTATTCACGTTATATG